CTTCTATTGCCCATACGTTCCCCTCCAGATGGTTCGTTCGATCGATCCTAACAACTTCCAGCCCAAGATTGGCTTCAAGACTCGTTACGGTATGGTCAGCAACCCATTCGTTACCACCAACGGTGCTTACAACGGCACCCCTGACGGTGAGACCCTCACCGCTGGTGTTAACATGTACTACAGACGTGTTCTTGTACGTAACCTCATGTGATCCATCAGATTCACTGAATTGTCAGGGACCCCTAACGGGGGTCCCTTTTTTATTAAATACCTATAGACTGAGAAAGCATTATGTCCACTGGATCCGTGAGCAAAACTGACCTACTCGCTAGAGTATATAAATTAAAGACCGCCCTTTACAACGGTTCAAGACAAGACAAGAATGGTGAGTGGCACGATGGTGCTCACCATGCCTATAATGAAATTCTAGACATCCTAAACGAATACGTTCGATGAGAAAAGACCTAGACAACACAGACGGTATGCTACCTGACACAGACGAGAAGGTTCTTCGGGAGCGTTGTGCTAAGATGAAGAACGAAATCCTTATGGAGGAACCATGCCCTATCTACGAAGCAACCACGGAGGACTGGGATGACTTCTGGTACAACTACGATGAATGAAGACTGGCGTTACAGTGACGCTCGTATGAAACTACGTGAAGAGGTTTATAGTATCCTCCTCAAGAAGTTTGGATCTCAGTTAAATGAAGATGGTTCTCCTGTACATAGTATGGAGAGTATTACTTCTTGTTGTCACGATTGGGTAAGTCAAGGACACGCTATTTCAGCAGGCATCGTTGCTTACTACCAGGCATACTACACCTAAATAGTAATGCTTGGGAAGTTGACACATGCCTGCTGAATGGTATAAGGAACAAATTGGAAATAGAAACTACCTCTCGCCAGTTGGATTTAAACTCCAACTGGAAAAGTTTCGGGGGGTAGATTTTTTCTGTCAGCGAGTTAACCTCCCTGATCTTTCTATGCCATTCACCGAAGTCCCCACTAGGTTCCGTCAATTTCCTATCGTAGCTGGTGGCGGGGTAACATATGGGGACTTGTCTGTGACGTTTATTGTCGATGAAGAGTTAATTAACTGGCGTTCTATTTTTGATTGGGTAAGACAAAACGGTGTGTCTGAAGGACATATGCCGACCCAAGAACCAGAGTATAGTAATGGTCAAGTATTAATCTACACCTCGTCGTACAATGTAAATCATGTTATTGATTTTGAAAATTTATTTCCAATTAGTGTATCTGAAATGAGTTTCGATGCTTCATCTAATGACATCGAATACTTTACAGCTCAAGTAACATTCAAGTATACTAAGTACAACATCCGTGATGAAACCTTTGCTATTCAACAATGAATTTTGAATCTCTTCGTAATAAATTTGAGAAAATTAAAGATGAGTGGGCACAAGATAGTTTTGTAGAGTTTGAATTTAAGAACAAGAACTACAGTGCTGACCTCGGCAAGATCTCAATGGAGATCCCTTTCCAACATAATAAATACTTAAACCATTACACAGATCTTTCACAGATTAAAACCAGTCTGGAATTTGAAGTCCGTAAATTAGTCCGAGAAAAAAGAGAGTATTACAGCGGGGAGGCAGAAGCAAAAGTTTACGCTGAGAAACCTTTCGGATCAAGTATTAAAACCGCCGACAAGATGAAAGTCTATCTTGAGTCGGACGACGACATCATTAACCAAGAAGCAAAAATCAAATACATTGATCAGATGCTTTATTTTCTAGATAATGTTTTAAAGATGATTTCTCAAAGAAATTATCACGTGAAGAACGCTATTGAATGGGAGAAGTTTATTAATGGAAACTAATGTCCCTGATTACTGTAAAGAAGAAGAACGAGGTTTATCTCACTCTCAATTCTGATCAACACGTTCATCATGAATTAGCGGATTACTTTTCTTTTGAATTACCAGAAGCAAAGTTCTTAAAACGGCAGCCCAGATTTAGATACTGGGATGGTATGATTCACCTGTACTCTCCTGCTACAGGTGAATTGTATGGCGGATTACTTCCCCATCTAAAAGAATGGTGTGCCGAACGAAAGTATAGATTAAGTTACGAACCTAACGATTGGTATGGAGACGTTGAAGAAAGCAACGGGTTCGTCTCCCCCAAAGGTGTAGCAGATTTTATGAATAGTATCTCTAAGTACAAACCTAGAGACTATCAATACATGACGGTGTACAAAGCACTGAAGAACAACAGAGGGTTGTTTTTGTCACCGACAGGATCGGGTAAGTCCCTTATGATCTACAGTATCGTGAGATACTATGCTGCAGCAGGTAAAAAGATTCTGCTAGTCGTACCAACTACCTCATTGGTAGAGCAGATGATCAAAGATTTTAAAGACTATGGATGGAATGCCGACGAATACTGTCATACAATATATTCGGGCAAAGATAAGAATACTGACAAACCAGTTATTATTTCTACATGGCAGTCAATCTACAAGTTCCCAAAAAGATACTTTGATGACATTGACTGTGTTATCGGAGATGAGGCACACTTATTTAAGTCGAAGTCCCTCACAGGAATCATGACTAAGCTACACAATGCCAAATATCGTTTTGGATTTACTGGTACGTTAGATGGCAGCAAGACTCACAAGTGGGTCCTGGAGGGTCTCTTTGGTGCCTGTGAGAAGGTGACTAGGACAGATGACCTAATCAAGCAAGGACACCTCTCCAAGTTCCGTATCAAGGTGCTGGTGTGTAAGCATGAGTACAAATACTTTGAGGACTATCATGCTGAGATGGAATATATTGTACAACATGAACAACGTAACAACCTAATTAAGAATCTAGTTAATGATATCGATGGTAACACCTTGGTGTTGTTTAACTATGTGGAGAAGCATGGTGAACCACTTTACGATTTAATAAATAACAATATATCAGACCGTGAAATTTTCTTTGTTCATGGCGGTACAGATGTAGAAGATAGGGAAGAAGTACGTAAGTTAACCGAGACTCAGGATAACGCTATCATTATTGCTTCTTACGGAACGTTCTCTACTGGCATCAACATTAAACGTTTACACAATATCATCTTTGCTTCCCCGAGTAAGTCACGGGTACGTAATCTTCAATCTATTGGACGTGTCCTCAGGAAAGGCGAAGGCAAAGACATAGCAACCCTATATGATATCGCTGACGATATCTCTTCTAAGAGTAGAACTAACTATACTCTCAATCACTTGACAGAAAGAATTAAGATCTACCAAGAGGAAAACTTTAAGTATGAAGTAATACCAATTAATTTAAAATAATATGGAAGAAGAATTTTTCTCAACAATTAAACTAACAACTGGTGAAGAAATTATTGCTAAAGTTTGTTACTTGGCAGATGAAAATCATCTGTTAGTTGAAAACCCTAAAAAAGTAGAACCAGTAAAACAACGTAGAAATGGTGAGAACATTGATGGATTTGTTCTAGTGGATTGGATTCATTCAACATATGATCAAATGTTTGTCTTGTCAATGGATCGTGTAATTACAATGTCTGAACTAGACAAACGCATCGAAAGATATTATCTATCTACTCTAGATGGATCTAATGAACAAGAAGATCAAGGAAGAGTAGAACCCTCACATCTTAATCAAAGAATGGGATACTTAGGATCAGTAAAAGAGATGAAAAAGAAATTAGAAAAGATCTATAAAATAAGCTAAAAGCTATATCTCTCTTGAACCCTTGACAGAGTTATTGTACTGAGTTTCTGAGGATCTGTCAAGCTGGTTGACAAGAACCCAGTAATGAACTATACTGTTGCTATGGTAAGCAAATCAAAACATGTCTTATGTCAAAGAAAAACACAGAGTATTACGTCAATAACAAAGATTTCCTAGAAGCAATCACTGTCTTTAAAAACAAAGTTAAGGCAGCAGAAGAAGCAGGTAAACAGCGTCCTAGAATCCCTCACTACATTGGCGACTGCTTTCTTAAGATTGCTACACATTTGTCTTACAAACCTAATTTTGTAAACTATACTTTTCGAGAGGACATGATCTCGGATGGCGTTGAAAACTGTGTTCAGTACATCAATAACTTTGACCCAGAAAAATCAAAGAATCCATTTGCTTACTTCACTCAGATTATCTACTACGCTTTCCTCCGCCGTATCCAAAAAGAAAAACGTCAGAACGACATCAAACAAAAGATCTTGGAAAAAACTGGATACGATCACGTGATGCACACAGATGACTATGGTAATGATATGAACTCTACATATTCTGATATGGGTAGCATCAAAGAAAACGTTGAACTTAGAATGAACCGATGAGTGAACATCTAGAAACTGTCGAACATGAATGGATTAATGATACCTTTCGTGTTTATAAAACAAAGTACGGTGTTTGGCACAGTGCTGCTAAAGATGGTGAAGAGTTGATCACTGCTTTGACTGAAGAACTTTGTATTAGAATGACTCATTTCTATCTTAAGGGTAGACAAGAAGGATGGGGTGAGAGTAGAGTATTGAATGATGGTGTAGTGGGTGGTAAACTATGACTGTTGCTTTGATTACAGATCAGCATTTAGATGGACGTAAAGGTTCTCTAACATTCTGGAACTACTTTGAAAAATTCTATGAAGAAATCTTTTTCCCAACGCTTGAAAGAAAGGGAATTAAAACAGTCATTGATCTTGGCGATACGTTTGACAACAGGAAAGGCATTGACTTTAATGTTTGGAATCGGATTCGTCGCTCTTATTTTGATCGCTTGGCTGGGATGGGCGTCACTGTCCACATGATTCTTGGTAATCATTGTGTGTACTATAAGAACACCAATAAGATTAATTCACCTGAACTGTTGCTGAAAGATTATGAGAATATTCAGGTCTATGATGGAGTTACTACTACTTACATTGAGGATACTCCAATTTGTTTCGTCCCCTGGATTAACAAAGAGAATCAAGAAGAAACGTTATCGCATCTTGAAAGCACAAATGCCGAGATCGTCATGGGACACCTCGAACTCGATGGGTTTGAAGTAACTCCTGGTCTCAAGATGGAACATGGCATGGACCCTAAGATTTACAAGAAGTTCAAGCAAGTGTTCTCTGGTCATTATCACCACAAGTCTAGTAAAGGTAACATCCAATATCTCGGTAATCCTTATCAGATGTTTTGGAATGACTATAAGGATGAAAGAGGATTCCATCTATGGGACCCTGACACTACTAAACTTACTAGAGTCAAGAATCCTTACGAGATTTTTGAAAAGATCTTTTACAATGACAAAATTGACAACTACGATAAGTTGAATGTCCATGAATATACTGATAAGTATATCAAGATTGTTGTTGAAGAGAAGACTGATTATCACATGTTTGAAGATCTAGTCGATCGTCTATATGATGTTGGAGTACACGATATTAAGATTGTGGAAACTCTTACTACCGAAGATGATACTGATGCTGAAATTAATTTAGAAGTCAAAGACACTATGACTCTTCTTAATGAGTATGTCGATGATACTGAGATGTCGGTAGACAAAACCGAACTCAAAAAATTAATGAGGTCCCTATATATTGAAAGCTGGGAAGTTGCCTAATGTATATTCTCACGTTAGCTGATAAGATAGAAGGAGTGTTCTCTGTGGTCTCCGAAGAAGG